TCAAGACCTGCAAGACAAGCATCAAGCGCATGGGCGCACCCATCATCGGCGTGAGCGCCGCAAGCGAAGCCACCACCGAAGAACTGTTGAACAGCATGGCCGCTATCGTTGCCGAGCTGCTGAAGCGCCAGGGCAGGACAAGCGCGCCGCCGCCTGGTGGGGATGAGCAGCCTGCATTGCCCGAAACTGACCAAGCGCCCCACAACGATTCACCGCCTTGGGACTGACCCCGCGCCCTCCCCCCGGTGTTTGAATGGCTGTATGCTTGCATAGTGCAATCAAAGGGCTATCAGAATGATATTCACCATCGGCAACACTAAGGGCGGGGTTGGCAAGTCCACGTTGTCTCTGAATCTGGCCATCGCCCTGACCATCCGAGGCCGCAGTGTGTGGCTTGTCGACGGCGACCGGCAGGGCACCGCAAGCACGGCGATCGCCATCCGCAGCCAGGCAGGGCACCTACCGCTGATCCATTGCAGCCACATCCCGGACGGCAAAGACCTACACAAGCTGGTGACGGCTGAAGCGGCAAAGTTCGACGCGGTGGTTATCGACGCTGGGGGACGCGATAGCGCCGCGCTCCGGGCCGCGCTGGTGTTGTCTGGTGTGGTGGTGGTGCCCTTCGCACCCCGAAGCCTGGATATGTGGGCGCTGGCTGATATGGGCCGTCTGCTGGACGACGCCAGGACGCATAACCCCGAGCTGAGGGCCTGTGCTGTGCTGAGCGGTGCGGACGCTGCTGGACGTGACAACGAGGACGCCGCCGCCGCCCTGGAAAACTTCCCGCAGCTCGCCTACCTGCCTACGCCGATCGCCCGCCGCAAGTCGGTTGCAAACGCTGCTGGGCATGGCTTGTCAGTGCTGGAATACACGCCCAAGGACAGCAAAGCCTGTGCTGAGCTGCAAAAATTTGTTGATGCTCTGCTGATATTCTGATACTATCAAATCCGTATCAAAAGGGTATCAATGAAAAGTCACATAAACATCCCCAAGCCGACCGCGCAAAGCTTCATCGCTGGCGCACCTGACGCGAAGCCAGCCGAGCCAGTGCAGGCAAAAAAGGATCAAACGGCAATCAGTCTGAAGCTGCCCACGGCTTTGCTGGCCAGGGTTGACGCCGCCGCCGCCCGGTGCGACAGGAGCCGAGCCGGGTACATCAAGATTTTGCTGAGCAAGGCCGTAGAGGTCGACGCACCATGAGCAACCACATCCGCGCCACCCTGGAAGCTGAGCTGGTGACCATCCGCGCTCAGATGCAGGCCGCTGAATCAACGATGCAACCCGGCCAATGCCCTGTGGCTGTAACCGATCCCTACTACCACCAGCAGGAAGCCATCAAGCAGCTGCTGGAGGCAATTGACGAGGAGGAAGGCAATGTCTGACGCATGGCGCTACTGTGAAAACCTGACCGACCCCGAGGCCGTCAAGCTGCTGGTGCAAGCCGCGCTATCCGCGCACGGGACGATCCATTTCGCCATCACTCAAGTGAACCCCGAGCAATTCGGCACCGTGCCCGATTGGGCCACCACGCAGCGTAGGCTGAAAGACGCCCTCAAGGCCATCGGCCACCCGGCTGGCGACCGAATAACGCCATCCCATGCGCCGCCCTGAGGTGGAATCGGACTCCACCCGGCTGGCGACTGATACCCGGCAAGCCCTGCGCCGGTTTTTTTGCAGGGCACCAAAGGCGACGGCCTGGGCAGTATGGAGCTGCCGAGGCCGTCTCACCAACATCAAAAACGACTTTGAAAATGGCTTCTGAAAATATACCCCAAACACCCGGATACCTGTTCTCCCCTTTCAGCCTTCGCAATTCAGATGTTGATAAGGTATCGGTGCCGGGCCATGCGGTTCAAGATTACATGGACCTGGTGCAGGACGTAGCGATGGGAGCATCATCGATGGTGCAGTTGATCGCCTGGAGTCGTGAGCGAGCAGAGTTTGACGAGCCTGAGTTGATGAATCGATATCACGAAGAATGCGTAAGCCGCCTACTTGCGCGCTCTCTCACAATGCTGGTAGAAGAAACTGAACGCAAGCGACAATGGGCCTACAGTTACCACACGCCCAAAGGCATTGCCGAGCGAGAATCCCAGCAATCCAATATCTCTACATGAGGTGGCACGAGTGACAGGGCACAGTGGGTTTTTTGCTGTCGGCCAAGAAACCTTCATTAAGGCGTGCGGCTTGGGTATCAATCCTGCCTGCGCCTTCCTGGTGATGGCCAGCGGTACAGGCGCTGACAACACAGTCACCCGCTGGAGCGCCGAGGCTGTGGGCCAGCGGGTCGCCATGCGCTGGACCACCGCCAAGGAGGCGATCGGCGCACTGTGCCGAGCTGGCATTGCCAAGAAAAGCGGACCCGTTTCAAAGCCGTCTTACAGGCTGGAAAAAAAGGGAGAGTTGATATGGCTTCCCTCTAGCCTGGTGGAAGGCTTCACCGGCCGGATCGCGCCCATCGTCCAACTCAGACAAACGCAAGATGCTATGTTGCTCCGCTTACTTTGCGAGCTGTACCTAAGTCAGAACTTGCGCGAAGATGGCGGAATCAGTACCAAGGTTGTTTATCAGACCTTTGCTTCTAAAATGCTTTTCAAACAGGGTAAGCACACCGTCTGGGATTTTCTCGATACCGACAGCAGCTTTGTTTGTTGGACGGGTGTGACCCTACCGCATAAGCGCGAAGTGTTGACGCCAGAAGAAGAAAAGGCAGGTAAGAATGTAGCAGTCGATTTTTTCCGCCGATTCCATTTACTGCTTTCGCTTGGACTGGTGAAGTGGGTGCCGCATCTGTACGACGGTCCTAATGGTGAGCCAATGCACCCGTTGAAGCACCTGGGTGTCGATATCGAAAGCACGCTCTATCACGCTGCGAGTGAGGCCGCACGGAGGATGGCGGACAAGCTGGGCACCATAAAAATCCCGGAACACGGCATGGCTGTTCCGGTGCCGAGTCACATCGCAGAGGCCACGGTTATCGGTGTGGCTCGCTTGGAGTATCGGCCTGCCACCTCGTTAACGGGTGTGTGGTGGGCGGAACACCAAGCCAGGTGCATTGCCTTCACCGAGCAATACAAAGCCCTTGCAGCGCCTGTTTCGGCGCCCGTGGCCCGGGGTGGGGGCCATCGAAGCGAGGACAAGTTTTGGTCGAATTTCTAGCTTGGGAAGACATCAAGGTTTCCTCAAGGTTTTTTCAAGGTGAAATTAAAAGTGTGTGCATGTCATCTTGCGCGTAAACGCGCTGTCGGCAAGGTCGCCAGCAGCAGGCAGCTAACCCCCCGACCCCCTCTACACGAGGGGGAGAAACAGCCGGTTCAACCAGCAGAAAAAGGAATATGAGCCAATCGAAGTACCGAGGGAAGGCCGGTAACGCAGCGAGCGTTACCAAAGCGTTAGGCGAGCGTTACCAGCCTGTGGCTGGATTGCATCGCGCGTCACGCCCGGGCGCCGCCACCACCACCCCGGGGAGTAGGTTCTTCCGGGGTGAGCCAATTGAGGGTCATTCACAGCGCAAGGCATCGCTAGTTCAATTGGTGGGGAAATGGTGAACGTGAACACTGAACGCGAGCAGGTGGACAGTGAGGCGCCCAACCTTTCGCAAGCGGAACTTGGGCGCCGCCTCGGTCTGTCACGCGCTGCTGTAACGCGAAACAAGCACTTGGGCATGCCGGTCGACTCGGTTCCCGCCGCCCAAGCCTGGCGTGAGGCCCGCCAGAACGTCGCGCAACGCAAGCCGCTACCCCAGGCACCACTCCAGCCCGATCGCAGCGAGAGAGGCCGTTGCGATCCAGCGGCCGACCTGCCTGACGAGCATCGTGATGCTGCCCGCACCCGCCGCGAAATTGCCGATGCCAACATTGCCGAGATGGAAGAGGCCCGCATGCGGTGCGAGCTGATCCGTGTGTCGGCAGTGCAGTCCCAGCTTGCGGTGGACTTCGCCACCACGCGCGATGCGCTTTTGCAAATCCCTGCGCGTATGGGTCCGCTGCTGGCTGCTGAGGGCGACCCGGCCCAGGTGCAGAGCCTGCTGCATGCCGAAATCCATCAAGCCCTGGTCGACCTGGCTGGCTGTGCCGATCGGGTCGACAAGATCGAAGGAGCATTCGATTGACCGCCTGCAAAACCATGAGAGATGCGCCGCACCTGGCGCCCGACCGCCTACCCCCCCGGTTTGGGTCCTTCCCGCAACCCCTGTATGCGGGTCATTCACTGCGCGTGGTCGCAGTGTTTCACTGTGCTCCTAAAGGGGTTATGTAATGACCACCATTGACCTATCAATCCGAGTCACCCAGGAGGATTTCGGCGCCCTGGTGGGCATTTCGCAGCCGGCCGTGTCTGGGCTCCTGGCCAACGGTGTGATCCAGAAGGAAGGGACGGCTGCGCAGTGGCTGCTTGCGTACTGCGCACGCCTTCGCGAGCAAGCGGCCGGCCGACTGGGTGCGGACGGTGGCGCCCTGGACCTGGTGCAAGAACGAGCCGCGCTGGCGCGTGAGCAGCGCATCGCGTACGAGCTCAAGAACGCGGTGACCCGTGGCGAGTTCGCACCGATCGGGGTTTTGGCTGATGTGTTGGGCCTTGCGGCCGGTGCCGTGGCTGACCGCTTCGACCAAGTGGAGGGCTCGCTGCGCAAGGCCTGCCCGGAAATCTCCGACGATGTGTTGCTGACGGTGTTGGGCGTGGTCGCCAGCTCGCGCAATGAGTGGCTGCGCGCAACGGCCCGGTTGGTTGATTCAACGATTGACCGCATGCAGCCCGAGGACGACGCCACGGAGCCCGCAGACGCATGGGACGCACCTACAGGCGACGACGATGAATTAAGCCCGCTGGAGGCCTCATGAGCCGCCCGCAGCGCATTCACATGATGGTGGTGCCCATCATCGAGCCCGACACCGAAGTGATCGGCTTCCACCGGGTGCCCGACCGTTTGCCCGCGGTGCACCGACTCCCCGGCGAATCCGTCGCCCAACTGATCCACCGCGCGCTGGCCCTGGCCACTGGCGCCGGTCCCTTCCTGGCCCATCTCCGAACCAAAGGACAAACCCATGCTGACACTTGAAGCCCTGCTGACCACCACCGAGCGCGAGCAATTCAACGCCCTGGTGAAGCAAGCCACCGAAGCGGGCGCGGGCGCGGTGCGCTGGCACTCCGAGGCCAGCGGTGTGCTGGTGGTGGGTATTTGCTCAGGCGGCGAGCTGCTGACCTGGTTCGCCACCCCGGCACACAGCGCGGCTGAAGCCGATGTGGCCCAGGCCGTGATTTTGAGTGGCATCGCCCAGGCCAGCGCCACGAATGCCGCGCTACAGGCCGGCGCCAGCGACATTGCAGCGAACGCCATCGCCAAAGCGGCCGGCATGCACTGAGGGCTTGCATTCTGCAAAAAGCATGATATGATATTGCCCTGTTATCGAGTTTTCAGAAACTGAACCAAAGGGATGCCGGGAGGCTATCCACCCCGAGGTTTTGCGGCCCGCTTGGATGCTGGCCATGTTCTGAGAACGTAAAAAGTTGCTGCTCCGGTAAAGGGCCGCGCTGATCGAGAAGTTGCACCGCGCATGCGGTGTGTTTCATCGTCGGCGCGGCCCTTTTCTTTTTGGTCCGCGCCAAACCAAAGGAGCCGTATGCAAATACGCAAAGCAGACCTTGGCAAGCCAGACCTGGAGGCGCGAACCGTGCCCGTGGTGCTGGCCACCGACTACCCGGTGCAGCGCCACGGATTCCTCGAAGTCCTGGATACGTCCAAGGCCGACCTGTCGCGCGGCGACCTTCCGCTGATCGAATCGCACGACCACAACACGCTCAACATCGGCGTGGTGCGTAACGTGCGAGCCGAGGGCGGCAAGTTGCGCGGCCTGGCTCAGTTCGGCACCTCAGCACGCGCAAGCGAGGTGCTGGCCGATGTGCAGGCCGGCATCGTCACCGGCGTATCCATCGGATACAGCTGCACCGACGAAGGCGAACCCTTCACCCTGGCCGATGGCCGACAAGCGCGCCGGTTCGGCTTCATGCCCTTTGAAGTCTCTGCCGTCGCCATCCCCGCCGATCCATTGGCGGGATTCAACAAACGCTCCCACACCCTCACTCTCAAAGGAAAACCCATCATGGAAAACACCACCACCGCCGCCCCCGAGACCCGCAACCACGCCGCCGAAATTGCAGAGGCCGCTGCCGGTTCCATGTTTCCAAGCGCCGCCGAAATCGCCATGCGTTCAATCAATGCAGGCCACACCCTGAAGCAGTTTCAGAACGAACTGATCCTCTCCATGGCCACCAAGCCGCTGCGATCTGCTGGCCTGGATTCGTACCACCAAGAACACCGCGAGCTGGGCACGGCCACCATGCTGCGCACGGCCGACGACTTCCGCCGCCACTACAGCACACGCGGGGACTCCCAAAGCATGGGCCTGGCCGACTGGCTGCGCGGTGCCGCTCGCATGAAAACCACCCCGGAGGTCACTCGCAACCTGTCGGTTGGTGTGGACTCAGCAGGCGGCTTCACGGTGCCCCACGCGGTCATGCCGGGCATTCTTGCGGCACTGGCGCCCGCGTCCAGCCTGATCGCAGCCGGTGCGCCCATCATCCCGCTAGAAGACGGCGCCAAGAGCTACAGCTTCGCGGCTGTGGACACCCTGCCAACCGCATCGTGGCGCCTGGAAAATGGCCTGGTGGCACAGTCGGCCCCGACCTTCCGCAACGTGATGATGACCCCGCGCTCCCTGTCGTTCGTGGTCAAAATCTCGCGCGAGCTGCTGGCTGATGGCATCAACATCGAAACCGCCTTGAATCAAGCCATTGCCCAAGCGTTTGCAGCCGAGATTGACCGCGCCGGGCTGCGCGGCACTGGCACTGCGCCCGAGATTCGCGGCCTGCTGAACACAGCCAACGTGCAGGCTGTCACCAACGGCGCAGCCGGTGCGGTTTTGGGCAGTTACGCCAACGTGTTCACAGGCGTGCAGCGGGTGCTGGAGGCCAACGGCCCGATGCCAACCGCCGCCATCATGTCCCCGCGCTCGCTGGTGAGGCTGGGCGCCCTGGCAGACACCACGGGCCAGCCGCTGATGGTGCCCACCATGTTGCAGCCGGTGAAGATGCTGCAAACCAGCCAAATTCCCAACACCTTGACCGTGGGCGCGTCTACCGACTGCAGCGAGATTTTCATTGGCGACTTTTCGCAGTTCGTGATCGGCCTGCGTGAGCAGCTGTCGGTGCAGGTGCTGCAAGAGTCCTATGCCGACAACGGACAGATCGGCTTCATGTGCCATGCCCGCTTGGACGTCGCTGCGCTGTACCCCCGCGCCTTTGCCATCGTGACCGGCGTTCGCTGATCGTTGAGGAGCCTGTGCGGCCCGGGGGGGCCTTTCCAGCAGCCCGTCAAGCTGTGCAGGCGCATTGACCGCCGGTGGTGGAGTTCTCCACGCGACCGGCACCTTTTTCTGGTGACGCCTTGATTTGTCGGTGTGGGCGTCACGGCGTGAGCGGTGCGGCCTGCTGCTTTGGTGGCGGCTGTGCTGCGCCAATCCCCACACAAACCCCGCTTGGAAACGATCGGGGTTTTTTGTTTTTTGCCCTTTTTTGCGGCCAATCCTTATGAGTCTTTTTCTCAATAAACACTCATAAGGGCAAAAAGCGTCAGGGTTTACCCTAGGTTTTCGCGATAGGTCCCGATAACGCATTTTTTATCGTGGGTAAAAAATCACACCTCGGCCGCCAGGCGATCGCACACCGCAGCGTGTAACATCGGCGCAGGTTTTGCTTCACACCGACCGTGAAAAGTCAAAAGCCACCTACCCCGGCAAGGGTAGATGGCTTTCTGGGAGCAACCAGTTCTAACGCAGGTAAATGCCTGATCGCTCCGTTGTGACGATTATGCCAAAGCCCTGATTCGACTGCACACCATGTTGTACGTCGGCACTTGTCGGGGGTCGCCTTCAACTTGACCCACCCCGGCAAACTGCCCCCGGCTGGCATGGCGTGGCCTAGGCACTACAGCGGACACCATCCAAAGTGCCACCGAGAGGCGTAAGCCGCGACCGGGGATGGGCAGGGCGCAACCTGTGAACGCGGCTGTTATCGGCGAGCGCCCGCCTGATTGCCCGGTTCGTCTCCGAGCCTCCCCCGGGGAGCAGACAGAACACGGAAAGCCCTTTAACTCGCTTGCTTGCGGGTTAGGGGAAGCTTTCCGGCTGAGCAACCGGCCCCCCCGCAAAGAGCAGATGTTTGAATAGCAGATGACCCCGCTTCGGGGCAAGTTTTCCCCGGCTCAAATTCGATTTATCGAAGCAAGCCGGGGGGGACCCGCACCAGCGGGGGGCGCGGCTACAGCGCCGGTAGGCTTGTCCCCACTGAAAGGCCGGTAGGCCGGTGACGCGAAGCGGCATGATTGGGGGCAAGGCGTCCCGTACCCGTATCCACGCGCGCGCGCGAGAGAATGCCAATCATGAAAATCACACGCCAGTTCATCCTAGAAAACCGCACGCCCCGAGGTGCCTGGACACGCCTACAGATCGAAGCCTTGGGCATTGAGTGGCCACCCCAGCAAGGCTGGATTGAAGCAGCCATAGGCCGGGAGCTGACAGCCGATCAAGTTCACCAGTTCAAGACCTGCAAGACAAGCATCAAGCGCATGGGCGCACCCATCATCGGCGTGAGCGCCGCAAGCGAAGCCACCACCGAAGAACTGTTGAACAGCATGGCCGCTATCGTTGCCGAGCTGCTGAAGCG